GAACTCGCTCGTGGGCGCCCTCGAGACCTAAACGGGAAGTTTAGCGGTCGAGCACCTGCTTGGATCACTCGTGAGCTTCACGAAGAGTCAATGACGAGGTTTCGTTCACTTATCCGTGATGGTATGAACGCGAACACTAACATCGCCATTGAAACCATCAAGAAGATCATGGAGAGTACTGAGACCGACGAGGATGGTCGCCCTCTCATCTCTGCCAACGTCAAGCTTGATGCTGCCAAGTTCTTGATCGACCACACGCTTGGGAAGCCGAAGCAGCGAGTGGAGACAGATATCTCAGTGCGTCTACAAGGTATGTTGGCTTCTACGATCATCACTCCGGGTATGTTGCCAGCTATACCTGGGGCAAAAGATCTGACCAGTCCCCGGGAAGCGATTGACGCAGTTTGGAGTGAAGAGGAGGACTAGGTGCCTATTATTCCAGAAGACCCAGACAAGCGATGGAACTTCTGGCTTCGGGTTGGCATTGTAGTCTTCTCGATCTGGGTCTTTCTTATCGTAGTTGCTCAGATCTTTACGGGCAACGAGGTAAAGGATGATGCGCTCCTTATTGTCTCAGTGGGAGGGTTTCTTACCTTGCTGCTGAACCAGTATCACCATCAGATGAACGAGGCAAAGAAGAAAAACGGACATGAGTGAGGCTCTCATGGAAATCTGCCAAGTATGCAGTCAGTCGAGGGGCTGGCATGAGGATCACCATCCTCGTCATCAATTCGTGGGTGAGAATGACTCTTACGTCATTCACCAGGTAGAGACTCCCACACCGCCTGCGCTGAAGATGAGTGACCCGGTACTTCGGCTTACACTCATCAAACTTGGCGTCTTGACAGAGGCTGATCTTTCCGAGGCTGAGGTTTGGATTCGACAGGCGGCTGACCAGGGGCTTGCAGTATCGGTGGCTGATGGTGAGTTCGTACTGCTCAGTATTGAGGAATGGATCGCACGATTGGCCAAGGCTAGCTGATGGCAGTTCGAGTCCCTTTCTCTACTGACATCATCGTGCCCAAGATCGTCGAGTTCGGTATGATGCGGCTGCCTTACGAGGCTTGCGGAGTAGTCATTCCTGATCTGAACTACCCAGCTGACCAATGGGTGCATGAGCTGGTCAACCGGAGTTCTGATCCGCTGAACAGCTACAAGATTGATCCGGAAACCATAGCTGGTCTGCTAGTCGACCCCGAGGTGTGGGAAGATGTTTTGATCTGGCACACTCACCCTTCTGGTCATGTTGGTCCGAGTAAAGGTGATATGGAAGGCAGGGATCCTCGACTGAAGTATCTAGTAGTGGCGTTGCCGGGAGGACTGGCTACTAGGTTCTAACTCACAAAGGAGCAATCATGGCAGATAAGGACAAGGACAAGGAACTCACCGACGATGAGAAGGCAAAGCTTCAGGGCGAAAGAGAAGCTGCCCAAGAGGCTGCTGCACGAGGTGGAGCTCTTCCTACGGATAGGATGGTCGATCGTCCGTCAGACGCCTAGGAGGCTCATGCCCAAGAAGGTATACGACGTCAAGGTTCAGAGTCCGCAATTGGATCAGATCATCAGTCTGCTCCAGTCCATCGACCAGAAGCTCACTGAAACCCGACAAGCACAAGGAGAAGTCATGGCAGATCTGTCCGCACTTCAGGCCGAAGTTGAGCAGAACACGAGTGCAGTTGACTCGGCTTCTCGCCTGATCTCTGGTCTTGCCGACCAGCTTCGTGAGGCTATCGCAGCCAACGACCCGGCAGCTCTTCAGGCTCTGGTCGACCAGCTCGATGCCAACAACAACGCACTGGCGCAGGCAGTTGCGAACAACACTGAGGTCAACCCTCAGTGACGCTTGGCTCGGGCGACGTGTCGAGAACTCCTGGGGCGCGTCGCCCGGCTAAGCCAAAGTTGCCTAGACGATCTCGACGCAGGAAGTTGAAGCGTTAGGAGGTCAACATGGCCAAACTTACGGCCAAACGACGTAACAGTCTGAAGAAGAGCCAGTTTGCGCTCCCTGGTAGTCGTAGGTTCCCAATTCACGATAGGGCACATGCGGCAAATGCTAAAGCGAGAGCAACGCAGATGGCTAAGAGGGGTAAGATCAGTCAGAGTACAAAGAGGAAGATCCATGCAAAGGCCAACAGGGTCTTGAAGCGAGGTCGGAAGAGGTAGGCATGCGATACAAGTATGCAAGGCCTAAGGTCGGAGAGAGCGAATATACTGGTCGAATGGGCGCTAGCACATCAGGTATTCCTGAGGATCGCCCACAATCAGCCCTAAGCGCTTCGGATGAGGCCCGCTTAAATCGCATCACCGACCTCTCCGACCCTCAACGCAAGTTCAATGAAAGAATCTGGTTTGGTGAGACACCAGAGCGGACAGCCGCCCAAGAAGAAGGGGATCTTAGGTCGTGACGGCCACCATCCTGAACAGAGCGTCAAAAGATAATGGGAAAGGCAAAGTACTACGCAAGGATTTGTACTTTCACGAGACTGGCTACGACCCACACCCAGCTCAGTGGGAGGTACATCGCTCTGCCGCTCGATTCCGAGCTCTCTCGAATGGTCGGCGGTGGGGTAAGACCTTGCTCGGTGGGAAAGAGGCAGAGGTTACTTGCTTCGTAAGGAACAAGTTTGGTCACCCCCAGCGAGGCTGGATCATTGGGCCAAACTACGACGATGGTGAGAAGGAATTCCGAATCGTCTACGACTCGCTCAAGGCTTTGGGTGTGGATGACCTGAGCTCTAAGTTTTTGAAGAACGAAGAGAACGGGAACATGCACATCCTCACCAATTGGGGATGGGATCTCGAGGTGCGCTCGGCAGCCCATCCGGAGAGCTTGGTCGGTGAAGGTTTGGACTGGGTGCTATGCGTTGAGGCTGGACGCCTTCAGCGGACTACTTTCACCCAGTATGTTCGGCCTGCACTCTCAGACAAGCGAGGTTGGGCCCTGATGACCGGGGTCCCTGAGATTGCTACCGATATCTCACTGTTGTATTGGGGTTGGACTCGAGGTCAGGACAGCTCAAGAGGAACGTGGGAATCGTTCAAGATGCCGAGCTGGACTAACACCGTCACATTCCCAGGTGGGCGAGATGACCCGGAAATCCTGGAGGCGGAAGAGGATCTTACTGAAGATGAGTTTGCTCGGCAATATGGGGGCGAATTCGTTGAGCGAGTAGGTAGGGTTATGGCAGAGTGGGATGACGAGTATCATCTTGCTAACTTGCCATACGATCCCACATGGCCGCTGTATGCGGCAATCGACTTTGGCTACACAAACTGGTGGGTTTGGCTATGGATTCAAGTGGGCCCCTTTGGCGAGATCAATGTTATTGGGGAACACTATTTCCAGCTGCGGGACACAGAGGATATTGCCCGAAACGAACTGCTCTGGCATCCTCTATTATCAAAGTTGGTAGCCTTTTACCCAGACCCTGCAGCCCCCGATGATACGAGCATTCTACAACGTATACTGAAGGTCCCCGCTCGTCAGAATACGGGTGGAGAACTGAAGACCCGGTTGGCTATGATTCGGTCGGCACTTAAAGTGCCTGCCCCACACGAGCAATCGGGTATCCAAGAACGACCTCGACTTCAAGTGGATCGACGCTGTACTCGACTGGCATGGGAAATGCGAGAAGGGTATCGGTGGCCGATGCACAGGACTGAGGTTCGTAACGATAGTGAGCTACCGATGGATAGAGATAACCACGGCCCTGAAGCGTTGGGACGATTCTTCAAGGGATACCTGGACGCCGTTGGTGGTGAAACACGCCGTACTCGGTTGAACCGAGTTAAGATCTCCAGATCGAGGAAGGCGAGATGACCTCCACCGATCCCACCATTTTCACCCCATATAGTGGCGTGAAGCCTCTTATGCTTGATGGGAAGAATCTCTGGGCACCAGAGACCGATCGAGACCGCATCAACTCGTACCAGAAGTACGAAGAGATCTACTGGAGCCATGACACCGCATTTCGGCTCCAGGATGACACCAATGAGAGACCAGTGTTTATGCCAACCCCCCGGGTTATCGTTGACACTACATCTCACTTCTGGATGAAGGGGTTGCAAATCTCGTCGAAGGGTGCTACAGGAGCTGCATTAGACGAGTTTTTGGATCGGGAGGAGTTTCTCCCTAAGTTCCATGTTGCGAAGCACTCGGGAGTTGTTCGGGGTGATTTCGTCCTTCATCTTACGGCTGACCCTACGAAGCTTGAGGGTACCCGTATTTCGGTCAACTCAGTTGATCCAGGCTCATACTTCCCCGAGTTCGATGACCAGAACCTTGACAGGATCCTTGCAGTAAACCTGGTTGAGCAGGTAATGGACCCTATTGAACCCGACAAGGTTTTCATCCATCGACTACGGTATCGCTATGTCTTGGTGGGGACTCAGCGAGCAGTAACCTCGCAAGAGGCTTGGTATGAGGTACAGGATTGGTTCAAGGAAACGCGGGTAGTTGTGAAAACCATCCGCCAGGAGCAACTTCTACCTGCTCCGATTGACACCATTCCAGTCTACCACTTCAAGAACCAACCTTGGCAGGGTGACCCCTATGGCTCATCGGAGCTGAGGGGCTATGAGGCCATCCAACAGCGCATCAACCAGAGTGCTACCGACGAAGATGTTGCCCTAGCGCTCGAGGGTCTTGGGGTCTACGCAACAGATGCACCTCCCCCTACCGACGAGGATGGGAATGAGTTGCCGTGGGGGATCGTCCCGGGTCGAGTAGTTGAGACTCCCTCTGGAGCAACTTTTGCGAGGGTGAAGGGTATCTCTACAGTCGAGCCCTTCCAATCTCACATCAACATGATGATCGACGGAGTTTACGAAGCTTCAGCAACATTCCGCCCTCACGATGTTGATGCTCAGGTGGCTGCTTCTGGGATCGCCCTGGCTATCAGGTTCCTGCCCACCACTGCGAAGCTCGAAGAACGAGACCTCTTTGGTGTGGCTCGCTTGGAGCAGTTCTTCTTTGACTGGAAGAGTTGGCACACTGCGTTTGAGAGCAGTACACTCGACGGGGATATCCTCATCATTCTGGGTGATAAACTGCCCACGAATAAGACGGATACCCTCAATGTCTACAACAACCTAGTTGATCGGAAATCCGTTAGCAAGAAGTGGTACCGAGAACAGGTTGCTGAGCTCTACGGCCTTGATATGCCCACTAACATGGATACACAGATCGAGGCCGAGAACAGGGCGGCGATGGAGTTTATGCAAACCGTAATCCCTACACCACCGCCCGACGGTAATCAAAGCAACAACGCGAACAGGCCGAATGAGTCTGGGGGTACTGAGGCTAACTCAGCATCCTCGCAAGGAGGCTAAGGCCTCATTCAAGGGGCGAGAAGCCCAGAAGGGAGACGGCGAGATGCCGCAGGTATTGCCGTGGTACATGCTCCTCACTATCGAAGGGAACGACGAAGAAGAAGGTGAGGAGGGTGACGGCTCTGAGTCCGAAGAGGAATCGGAAGAGGAATCTGAGGAAGAATCAGAGAGCGGCGAAGAGAAGCCCGATGTCGAGGGTTTGAAGTCTGCGTTGACCAAGGAACGGAAGGCTCGGAGGGAAGCTGAGAAAGCCCTTCGCCAGGAAAAAAGGGCGAAGCAGGCAGAACAGCAGAACAAAGAGGAAGAAGAATCCGAGGTCACGAGGACAAAGACCGAGCTCGCCACCGAGCGGACCAAGAGCGTGAAGCTCGCCGTGCGACTGCAGACAACTGCTGTTGACAACCTCATCATGCGCTACGCGGGCGATCAATTCGCCGACTTGGACGATGTGCTCAAGCTCATCGACCGAGAGGACATCGACGTAGAACAGGATGAGGATGACCCTGCCGACATCATGGTCGATGAAGACTCGGTGAAAGACGCGGTCAAGAAATTGGCCAAGTCAAAGCCGCATCTTCTGAAGGTCGTGGGAGAAGGAGGAGAAACAGCTAGTCAGTTCGGTGGTCGTAAGAAGGGGTCGGCTGACGAGTTGAGTGAAGAAGTGCTCATGGCTCGTTATCCGGCAATCCAGAAGTAACACTTCCAACCCCTTGAAGGGAGGAGGCCAACATGGCCCGGATCGACAAGTATAATCCGGTAAGTGGTGGTTTCCGAGCTCCTCTTCTGTCTGCCTACACCGGCTCAACGGCCGTCATTGGTGTGGGAATCAACAACGCCGGTAAGGTTGTTGTTGGTGCGGGCATCACTGGAGTAATCGGAGTCATCTGCTTGCCCCTGTCCAAGAATGCTGGCGATGTCGTCGATGTCATGACAGATGGCGAGATCGTCCAGGCTGGTCTGGTGGTGGGTACTTTGTATACCGCCAATACTACGACCGGCGTGCTCAGCTCGGGTGCTCCTTCGGCTTCCCAGACTCCGGTCGGGTGGACAGTAGAAGCAGACCGACTCATCGTCCGTGCCCAGCGTGGCCTGATCGTCTAGGAGGTGTTGAGATGAATCTGATTCATAAGCCTCGGCACCTTGTGCCGTTCGAGTCCATGCTTGAGCTGGTCGGAAGTGACTGGCCCGAGGTCCAAGAGATCCTGGGTTTCGACGCAAACCGAGGCACCAACGAGTTCGCTGATGTTATCACACAGTCAGCTGATGGTGCTTCTCTGTCGAACATGTGGCGGGAATTCCAAACCGCCATCGCTCTGAAGAACAAGTACCGCAACCCCCTGGTGAACCTGCTCACGTTCCAGGTCGAGTCTCCGACAGAGCGAGTGCTCCTGCCGGCAGAGGATGACTTCGAGCAAGCTACTGAGTTCGGTGAGCCGAGGGGCAAGCGGCTGGGTACTCCGTTTATCTCGGGGTACGACTTCTTCTGGTATGACCTGGCGATTCGCTACACGTGGCTTTTCCTTGCGGAGAGCGACGCGGAGCAGATCAGGGCCATCAACGCAGAAGCCTTGGAAGCTGACAACCGCCTGATCTTCAACAAGATCTTCAAGAGGGTGTTTGACAACACGAACTCTTCTGCCACGGTCAATGGGCAGAACGTGAACGTCTACACCTTCTGGAACAACGACGGTGTCAACGTTCCTCCGCCGTACAAGGGTACGACGTTCCTCAGCTCCCACACCCACTACCTGACCAGTGGTGCAGCGACCATCGACTCCGGTGACATCACGGACATCGAGGACCACCTGTACCACCACGGTTACAGGCAGACTCTTGGCTATGACCTCGTTCTGATGGTCAACCGCCAGGAGGGCAAGGTCATTCGTGGCTTCAAGACCACGAAGGCTACGCCAGACCCGTACGACTTCATCCCTCTCGAGGGCTATGGAGGTGGGGTCTTCCTTCCTGCCAACGGTGGGCTTGTTGCTCGACCTGGTAATCGCCCGTTGCCTGGCATGATCGGGACATACGGACCGTTTGCGGTTATCGAGGAAGACTACATCCCAGCGGGTTGGATCTTCGGATTCGCCACAGGTGGTGACCGCAACATCAAGAACCCAGTCGGGTACAGAGAACATCTCGTGTCTTCCCTCCGTGGACTTCGCCTGATGCCTGGCCCGGGCCGTGACTACCCGCTGACAGACTCGTTCTACCAGCGAGGGTTCGGTACTGGCGTTCGACACCGTGGTGGTGGCGTGGTCATGAAGATCACGGCAGGTGCGTACAGCATCCCGACCAACTTCGGTTGATCTTCGCCCATCAGCGGTAGGTGACTGGCCTTAGAGTGGCTTAATACTCCCTCCATCCTAGGGCCAGTCCCTACTTCAAGAAAGGAGCACCATGGCGAACTATGACCCGGATAAGCCGGGCGTTGCTGGCGCTGTACCTGTGTCACATGCTGCTGCGGCAGCTGACTCATTCTCCAACAACGGTAAGACGATGATCCGGGTCAACAATGGCGGTGGTTCTCCGATCACCCTCACGGTTGACGACCCGAACAGCACCACCCCGCCAGCAGCGACAACGTTCAACCCCGATGCAGCTATCGTGGTCACGAACGGCACTGTCAAAGTAGCGGGTCCATTCCCGACAGCTCGGTTCAACGATGCCAATGGTCGTGCTCAGCTTGCCTGGTCGGCCACTACATCAGTTACCTGGGAAGCATACACGACGGAATAGGAGTAACAGATGAGTCGTGAAGTTGACAAGGACAACCCGAAGACGCAGGATGATCTTCGGTATCTTGCCGAGCGAGACATGCTTTCGCCTGAGTGGGTCGAGGCAATTGGTGGACCCGAAGGTGTGACTGCTCTCCTCAATGGTGAGAAGGTCAAGGTTTCCAAGAAGGTGCTGGAAGAGGCCAAGGCTGAGGCCGAGGCAGAAGCTGCACCTGAAGAGGAAGAAGATGACTCAGCGGTAAAGAGCCGAGCACGATCACGAGCCTAAGGGGTAGACGATGGCTGTAACCGAGGAGGAAAGGCTTCGAGCCTATCTGGGTGAGAGCATTCCTGCTGGAGGTGCTGCCTCAGATACTCTGTTTACGGTTGACCAGATCGACGACCTCCTTGAGCGGCACGGCTCTCCAGAGGGGGCCCGGCGTGAGGGCTTGGAGCTGAAAGCCGCAGCTCTCGCCAACCTGGTCACTACAGTGGAAGGCTCTTCCACACGCAAGTTGTCTGATGCTCATAGAGCAGTTCTCGCCCAGATTAAGACGCTGGGCCCAAGTGGTAGTACGAGGACACGGATCCATCGCATCCAGAGGGATCGCTAATGCCGCCTCGTGGTTCTACCATCATTGAGCAGAAGATGCAACTCCGAGCAACACGGGAGTTCATTTCATCCAACCCTATGGAGATCGTGATCCATCGGATCGAGACGATTCGGGACACAGAAGATCGGGGTGGGATTGCCAAAGTCAGGGAATTCGATCTTGATCCTCAGACGGTCAGGGTTGCTTATGCACCTCCTCGGCGCAGGCGGCTAGAGAACAGCCCGCCTAACCCGACCTTTGGTGAACTCTCGTACGAAAAGAACTACCTCATCGGGATGCCGAACCTTGACATCCAGATTAATGACACCTTTCTTTCTCCCCAGGATGGGGTGACTTACGAGGTGCTCTACGTCTTCGAGGATCGGATCTACGAGACGTTTGCAAACATCGGTACCTTTGGAGCTTAGATGGCTGGGATACCGGGTGGATTCGAGACAACAGTCAAATCCGGTGCTCCAGGCAAAGGCGGTGGACTCCACTGGATCACAAACCCATTCGGTAATGGGGCCGGAATCAAGCTCTTTCTAACCATGAGAGCTTCTCTAGCAGCAGCTACTATAGGGTTTGCTCGAGAGGTTGAGCAGTACGCGAAGGCTAATGCTCCATGGGAAAACCGTACAGGCGATGCTCGGGAAGGGCTAACTGCCAAGGGTGAGCAGCGGCTAACCTCTTACATAATTACACTGTACCACACGGTGGACTATGGGATTTGGTTGGAAGTCCGCTGGGATGGCAAGTACGCAATCATCATCCCGACCATCGAGCACATGGGACATGAGTTGATGCACAGGCTGGACATGGCACTATTGGTCTCGAGGGCACTATGATTGACCTTCGACAGGTAGTCTTCAGAGCACTAAGAGGCGATGAAACTATCGCTGAGATAGTAGAGGATAGAATCTGGCAGAGAGGTAGTACTCCCGAGGGGGTACCGCCCTCTGAAACACCCTACATCGTCTACAATTTCAACGAGAGCTTTGGAGTTGCTCCCTCAGCTCTGCGAGCTCAGCGACAGATGCTTCAGGTGTGGGTGCATGACGAGCCTGGTGACTACCATGTCATTGACCAGATTCTTGCTCGGGTAAAGGTAGCACTGGAAGCGGTAGCAGCTGGTAATCCTCATGGGTTTCTCGAGATCCGTCACATCCAAAACGGACCTGATCTATGGGATGACCTTGTTAAGCACATCGTCCGTTATAGTCGTCTCCAGGCGACTCTGACCGAGTAGGGAGCACAGATGACGATCTTGCAATACAATGGTACGGAACACGTACGAGAGGTACAACGTTCCGACTTGGGTGTCCACGAAGACTCCGACGAGGTTTTGACTTGGGACCAATCAAACAACTTCATCTGTCCGGTGGAGTTGGATGAGGAAGAAGTTCAGGTTCTCGCTCGTAGTGGTGGATCCTGGGCAGTGGTGACGGAGGAGAGCTCCACCGCTCCCGAAGAGCCAGAGAAGATCGAGTTGCCGACAACGTCAGCCCCTCAGCCAGTCGAGACTCAAGAGAGCGCTGCCCTTGACGAGGGCACCATCGAGTCGCAAGTAGGGGTCGACGAATAATCGTCGAGCGATGAGACTGCTCCGTAGGTAGCGTCAGGTTGTCGTGAAGTGATTGGAACTGCCTGTTGGGTATGATCGACGCATCACGCAAACCAAACGCTTTAGGGAATAGTCTAGGGATGTGACTGATGGAGCTTCGCTGCAACAACAAACTCCACGGGATTCTTCGAGATGACGAGACCATAGAGTTCAAGTGCGACAGTAGGTTCTGCGGGCACGCTCCAGGCGTGGTGGTACTCCATCGGTTCAGCATTCACACCGGTGAGTTGGTGGAGACTCTTAACTTCAAAGATCCCACACAAAGGGAAAGGAGTACGTCAGATGGCAATTGCCACGAACTCACTGCCGTACGGTCTCAGAGATGTGAAGCTAGCTCCTCTGGACTCGGTAGACACAGTCGGGACGAGGGTGGACCTGCCAGCAGCGCAGACGTTCAGCTTCTCAGAGACGGAGGAAACGACCGAGCTGCGGGGTGACGATGTTCTCATCGCCATCAAGGGCAAGGGGGCAGTGGTTGAGTGGACTCTCGAGTCTGGTGGTATCTCACTCGCTGCCTATGTTATCATGTCGGGTGGTACATACTCCCTGACAGGCGTGACTCCGAACCAGATCCGCAAGGTGGCCAAGTCTGGCACCGATGCCCGCCCCTACTTCTACGCAGAAGGTCAAGCAATCTCTGATAGTGGTGGCGACTGGCATGGTAAGGTCTTCAAGTGCAAGGCAGACTCTGCTCTTGAGGGTGACCTCAAAGATGGTGAGTTCTGGATCTCCAAGGCTTCAGGCAAGGGGATTCCGAACCTTACCAACCAGCTCTACGAGCTTATCCAGAACGAGACAGCAACAGCCATCGCCTGATCCTGATGGGGCTGCCACCACACGAGGCTGAGTGAGTGAGTCGCTATAATAAGCGATCACTCACTCACTCAGCCACGAGGTAGCATAGCCCCTGACGTGATCGGCGGGTTTCCAGAAGAAAGCTCCAGAGCCCTAGGAGGCCAGAATGAGCTCAGTAACACCAGTAAGTGAGTGGAAGAAGGGGAATCAACCACATCCCCTCGAGCTTCCCAGCGGTAAGACGATTCTAGCTCGTCCCGTTGGTGTAGAGGCTTTCTTTAAGGCTAAGACTATCCCAAACTCCTTGATGGAGATTGTGGCGAAGGCAGTCCAGACCGGCAAAGAGGATGTCGAAGAACTGGACTTGGCTGCTACAATGGCTAGCTTGGCTGAAGATCCTGAGAGGCTCCAAGATGTCTTTGTGATGGCAGATAACATCACAATGTACTGCGTTGTTGAGCCTCGGATCTACCCAGTTCCCCCTCCCGAAGAAGGCCGTGATGAGACGCGGTTGTACGTAGATGAGATCGACATGGATGACAAGCTGTTCATCATGAACTTCGGGATGGGAGGGTCTCGAGATCTCGAGTCGTTTCGTGAGGCAACCACTGTTGGTGTGGGATCTGTACCTCCAAGCGACAGCGTTCAACTGCCTTCCAAGCCAACTCCTAGCGATTGAGGATAACTACCAAGCTTACTGCCTTAATCAGGCGGTTAGGTTCTTCGGCGCATCACTGCAGAATAGACTAGATGAGGTTGACGGGAAGCCAGAGCAAGTAAAATGGCAGCGGCAAAAGATCTTGGATGAAGTTTTGACTCCAGGTCAGCAACAGAAGCAGCGGTTCAAAGACCCGGGCAAGTTCTAAAGGAGGTGAGGCATGGCAGACATCGATCTTGGTACTGCGAGGGGTAAGATCGAGATTGATACGTCTACCTTGGCTCGTAGTGCTGCTGCTCTTGACCTAGTCGGTAACAAGATGTTGCTACTTGGTGGGGTTGCTGCTGCAGCGTTTGGATATGCGGTAAAGTCTGCCGCTGAGTTTGAGACCCAACTGTCTAGGTTTGGGGCAGTAGCT